CTATGGCACTAAAGAAGACCAGTGAAACCGTATTGGTTAGCAATGCAGTTACAGAAACCGGAGCGAACACCTTTACATCGAACGAAATATCTCTTCAACTTTCACCACTTGACCGTGAAGTTTTCGTTGTCACCATGCTAAATATTGACCCTGATGCACCCGACGCCATCGTTGGAACTTCAACAGTGGTTGATTGTTCAATCTCAGTCACAGCAAGAACCACAGTCGGATCCATTGGCAACTCTAATGTTATGGCAGCTGCTAGAACTCAAATTGTTTGTAATGCCGCTATGACTCCTGACGGTGGAATACCATTCAGCCGTGAAGACCCACTTACAGCCGATCCAAATACCGGCTACATTGGAATTATTGCAACTGACAACTTCTTCATCAACATTGAAGGAACCGGAAACGGTAATGTCAAAGCCGCTCGCGTCCGTCTATATGGCTACAGGGCGAAAATGGATGCAGCTGGTTACAGTGCAATGGTACAGTCTGAATTACTATCTCAGTGATTGGTGATTACACTGGTTAAGATTCATGGCAACTGGTGCGGCCCCGGCTGGACCGGTGGTCAGAAAGTGGATGCCAAGGATTACAAGGGTTCATGGAACGCTAAAGCCGTTGATGTATTGGATCGCGCTTGTAGACAGCACGATAAACGCTGTGCATCCAGGGGCGACAAGGGATGTTGTGCTAGAGATGATGCCATCCTAATCCGTAAAGCCTCCAAAATATCACAGAACCCATTAAACATATTGTTTAAACCATCACTTGCAGCCAAAGCAGCAGCAGTGGCAGCAGCGATGAACATTGCAAGAATAACAAGGAGGTGCTGAGGATGGCTGAAGTGACATTAACTCTCGATGAATATGAAGCTCTTAGATCAATGGCGCATGACAATTCATGCATTGGTTGCTCAGGTGAAGTTCATCAGGCGCCATCTCCAGCTGCAAAACCAAAAAGAAAAGCATCTAGTTCGAACAGAGCTTATTCTAAAGCTTTCAAAAAGGTCAAAGGAAAATACATGACCAAATCTGGATCATGGAAAAAGAACGGATTCAAGAATGCATCAAAGGCCGCATGGAAGTTGGTTAAGAGATGATTCAATGCCCACAGTGTTCAAAGAAGTTCAAGAATCCAGTGACACTCAAGAAGCACATGCTGAAGATTCATTGGAAAAAGTAGGGTCTACTCCTGATATCGTTCTCGAGCACGGCTCTACGCGTCTATCTCTTGACCTAGATGGTTGGGAGTGGTTCTGGTTATTCCTCGCTGTCTGTTTTATTGGAAGTGTATGGATCAACTTCCTCTATTGAATTCATAAATTCATCAAACCAATCATCATCATCCCATGATGGTTGCATTTCTCTTCGACACCATCTACAAATCTTAATTTGAAAAGATAGATCTAATTCTAGAACGGTTTCACAATCCTTAACAGAACACTTCATTCAATCCCCATCCTTAGTTCAAGCGCATACGCAATTCTTTCATGAATTGAAATCATCGTGCATGCTTTGCATACATTGGCAATCATCGTTAATCCTTGAGGGACTTTCATTACGTCTCCGCAATCGTCGCATTCTCCATTTTCCCATGTAATTTTAATCATTCAAAGTCCCCCAATGATGCTTGCTTGCGAATATTAGATGCGTTTTCAAGAATAATCATCATATCCGGATGGTTTCTGACTGCTTTGGTTAATGCATTGTACCATAATTCAGTCTTAACAGGATCATATTGTTCATCCCATTGGCGTATCATCGCCCTAAGCCATCCGGAAAAGCCCGAATGGTACTGGTTTTCTATCTTAGAGGCTATCAAAAAGGTGCTATCCGTCAATGAAACGGTCTTGGGTTTACGGCTCATCAGTCTATCCGAGCGGTGATTTACTTGTAAAGGTTGTGCGTACGTACGCTGCATATTTTTGAAAAGTGGCCTAATGACTATATCATTCGGCTTACTGACAAGGGTGGTAGGGCGGGCGACGGTCCCGTCCGAGGTCGCTTCGCTCAAAGGATAGGGGTTTAGTGCTGGCAGTTTACTTTATACACCGGGTTTGGTTCGGAGATCTATGGCACTAAAGAAGACCAGTGAAACCGTATTGGTTAGCAATGCAGTTACAGAAACCGGAGCGAACACCTTTACATCGAACGAAATATCTCTTCAACTTTCACCACTTGACCGTGAAGT